TTTTCACTGTTTACATGACACTAATAAAAGGTGCCAGACCAATAAAACTTTCTAACGTGCTTGAGCATTACCAAGCACATGAATTTGTCAATGTTGAGTTGGGTCACTATACTCAACTCTGGAGAGACTGGTTAACCTCTACTAAATTTAAAACCATTGCCGGGCTAGATCAATTCAAATATGCCGATTATACGTGTGGCACCAGTCAAACATTTGATCATTTTATAATTAAACATGCCCGTAAAGAAATTGCTGTTCTACGCGGCGATTTTCAATATCATGCTTGTATTGCTAGGCCCAACCAATTTACTTACATAACCGATACAGTGCATGCTGGCCAAGCACTGATAATCAGTTTGCCATTTAGTGATTTTGGGCACGAACATCCACAGTTTAAGTCAATATTAAATCAATGCAATCAACTCGGAGTTCCTGTATGTTTAGATTTGGCCTATTGGGGCATTGCAAAAAATACGCATATAGACTTAGATCAATATCCATGCATTACCGAAATTACTTCAAGTTTAAGTAAACCGTTTTATACTTTGGAAAATCACAGAGTTGGAGTAAGATTTTCACGTGAGTATCAAAATGATGGCATAAGTATGATTAATGAAGTTAAAATGCAGAATACATTTAGTATGAGTTTGGGCTGTCACTTCATGGAAAAATACTCAGCTGATTGGGCGTGGGAAGAATTATACGATCAGTATCAAGACATTTGTTTGAAAAATAATTTAACAACTACAGATACTTTAATTTTTGCACTTGGCGACCAAGAGCGCCACAGTGATTTCAATCGTGGTATTGCTGATAACTTTAGAGTTTGTATATCAGAATTATTTAAAACATAGAAAGGTAAGAAATGATAGTAAATTCACACAACGACTGGGATCCGTTGGAGGAAATTATTGTGGGACACGCTCATAATAGTCGTGTTACTGTGGACATCAGTACTCGTAGTTTTAGTTACGCCAATTACAGCATGGATCAAATTGCATCCATGGAAGGAAAATATCCGCAGTGGGTCATTGATGAAGCCAACGAAGATGCAGACGGGTTGTCCAATGCATTGGTTAAATTAGGTGTGAAGGTACATCGTCCTAAAATTATTGATTGGGAACAAGAATTTTCAACTCCAGATTGGAAAACCAAGGGATGGTATTCCTGGTGCCCTCGAGATCTTATTTTGCCATTAGGAGATATGTTGATTGAAACGCCAAGTCCGGTTCGTGCTAGATATTTTGAAACCAGATTGTATTCTGACATACTGTATCAAGCGTTTGATGATGGTGCATTATGGCTATCAGCTCCCAAACCTCGGTTGTTAGATGATAGTTTTACATTTGATAATATTGAACATAATCCTACATTGCTAGACAAAGAAATTGTGTTTGATGCTCCTAACATTGTTAGAGTCGGTCGAGATTTGTTATATCAGGTCAGCAACTCAGGAAATCTTAAAGGGTACAACTGGCTCAAGCGATTGGTTGAACCAATGGGCTATCGTGTTCATTACAGCGAATTGTATAGTTTTGCACACTTTGACAGTACCATTATTCCATTGCGCCCGGGCTTGGTGTTGTTGAATAGCTCTAGAGTACGTCCAGACAATTGCCCTAAGATATTTGAAAAATGGGACAAAATTTATTTTGAAGATTGTGTAGTGCAAGGAAGCAAACTAGATGGATATCTTGCACCATGCAGTCCATACATTGGTATGAATATCCTTAGTGTTGATCCTAATACTGTGATTTGTGATAACACACAAGTTCCTCTTATGCGTGAACTAGAAAAACACAAGATTGATTGCGTTCCAGTTCAATTTAGACATGCCATGACTCTAAGTGGCGGCATCCATTGTGCTACATTAGATCTGCGTCGACGCGGTTCACTAGAGAACTATTGTGATTAATAAATTTCAAGAACCAACTCTTAATATTTTTTACGGGTACCGATGTAATTTTTCTTGCATTGGGTGTTGTACCGGGTCTGATCAAATTAAAACTACCGACAGAGATCCAGACATTAATAAAACTATTGAGGTGTTACCGGCACTGGCAAGTCTTATTGACATTGCTGATGATGGCATGATTACATTGCTGGGTGGTGAAATTTTGATGAACTGGGAAGAAAAAATTGTTCCATTAACTAAAGCATTAAGGCAACATTTTCCTAACGCCACTATTAATCTTTTTACCAATGGGCATTTGCTTCACAAATATATCAATGAAGTTATTGATTTAATGAAAACAGTTGGCAACTGTAAATTAACAATTAGTCAGCATCTTAGCGGAGACCTAGGCAGTATTCTTGGTAAAAAATGGACCAGTAACGTGGCTCAATTTTTAAATGATTCGCAAATTCAAAAACTAAACGATGATCATTATCATGTTATTGATCATACCGATTGTAATGTATATTTTTATAATGGGGGTTCGTGGCTTACTTGGTATAAACAAGAACTTGACGGTCGCATTAAACCTCATGCTAGTAAAGATCCTGTAAGTTCTATGAAATATGGATGTGCCAGCGGGTCCAACTGCTCGACCATTTTTGAAACTAATCTTTACAAATGTTCATCGCTGGCCACCCTTGATGGACTATTGTGCTCCAAGGGGCAGATAGACGATCCTGATTGGCAAGTTTACTTAGATTATCCACATGTGGATTTGTCTAATATTAATTTAGAAAATTTTGAGTATCACAAAAAGAATTATGGAAAACCAGTTTCTTTTTGTGACATGTGCAACGCTAACCCATCTAACGTGATAACTTGGCTGGATCGAAAACAAGACTCAATTCTTCAGACGGTTTAGAAAATTACATAACTGACACGAACATAACAATGAAACTTATAACGCACGGGCACATTGATTTACCTATCGCTATCAAAGAGTTAGAGTCTCTAGAATTCGAAGAGTATTTTCAAACCTACCGGCAGTTACCTGAATTGGAACAATACTACACTGTTCACAACAGTAGTATTTGGCAACTAATTGATAAATGTCCGCAATGGGTACATGATTTGTCGCAACAGATTCCTCAGGATTTTGATCATTGCGTAGTAAGCACAATTAAAATTCCACCCGGACAAACAATACCATATCATGCAGATAAGCATTATGTATTACAACAAACACATGGTATAGGTGACACATGGCGTTATTTAATTTTTCTTGAAGATTGGAAAAGTGGACATTATTTTGAAATTGACCAACACCCGATTGTGAATTGGAAGGCAGGAGATTGGATCAAATTTCATCGATCGTGTTGGCACCTGGGTGGCAATATGGGTCTTAAGCCATTTTATTCAGCACAGATTACGGTAAAATAGTGTCTTTACTAATTTCTTTTTTTATAGTATAATAGTAAAACTTATTTAGGAGAATCAAATGTCTAACAACAGAACTTTTAGCGGTACAGAACAAGCCAAACTTACTCAGGTGATCAACGAAGGCATGCAAGTCATGATGGAAATTGAAACACTAACTGGCGGTCTCAATGACACTGTTAAAGCCATTGCTGAAGAAATGGATATCAAACCCAACATTCTTAAGAAAGCTATCAAGCTCGCACACAAATCAGAATTTGGACGTGAGCAACAAGATCATGAATTGCTAGAAACAATTCTGACCAGTGTAGGTAAGACGCTATAAATATTGTTTTATAACAATCGAGTCGTTCACGTTACGAACATGAATCATGGCTACCCGGCCATAAACGGAGAAAAATTTGAGTTATGTAGATGCACTATTTGATCGTGAGCACGATCGTATTCATGTAGTTGAACGGCGGGATGGCAAGAGATGCTATCAGGAATATCCGGCCAATTACATCTTCTACTACGAGGATCCTCGTGGTAAATTCCAAAGCCTGTTTGGTACTCCAGTCAGCAGATTCAGCACACGCAACAACAAAGAGTTTCGCAAAGAAATTCGCATACAGTCAGGCAAACAACTGTATGAGAGTGATATCAATCCAATTTTTCGTTGTTTAGAAGACAACTACAAAGGACAAGACGGTCCTAAGTTAAATGTAGCGTTCTTCGACATTGAGGTGGACTTTGATCCTGAACGTGGCTTTAGTCCAACTACAGATCCATTCAATGCCATTACCGCTATCTCAGTGTATCTGCAATGGCTAGAACAAATGGTCACCCTGGTTGTTCCGCCCAAACACATGAGTCGTGAGACCGCAGATGAGATTGCTCGAGAGTTTGAAAACTGCGTCATCTTTGACCGTGAAGATGAAATGTTAAAAACATTCTTGGATCTTATTGAAGACGCCGATGCACTGTCTGGTTGGAACAGTGAGGGCTATGATATACCTTACACAGTAAATCGTGTCACTCGTATTCTCAGCAAAGACGACACACGCAGATTCTGTTTATGGAATCAGTATCCTAAGAAGCGTATGTTTGAACGCTTTGGTGCCGAGAACGAAACGTATGATTTGATTGGTCGTGTGCATATGGACTATATGCAACTGTATCGCAAGTACACATATGAAGAACGTCACAGTTATAGTTTGGATGCCATTGCTGAATACGAACTCCAAGAAACCAAAACAGTGTTTGAAGGCACCTTGGATCAACTGTACAATCAAAACTTTAAAAAGTTTATTGAATACAATCGTCAAGACACAATGATTCTTGCCAAGCTGGATAAGAAACTAAAATTCTTGGACCTTGCCAACACTCTAGCACATGAAAACACAGTGTTGCTACAAACCACAATGGGTGCCGTGGCTGTAACCGAACAGGCCATCATCAATGAAGCACACGAGCGTGGCATGGTTGTGCCCAATCGTAAAGAACGCTATAGTGACGAAGACACTCAGGCCGCAGGAGCCTATGTGGCGTTTCCAAAAAAAGGCATACATGAGTATGTGGGTAGTATAGACATCAACTCACTATATCCCAGTGCTATTAGAGCACTCAACATGGGTCCAGAAACTATCGTAGGACAACTTAGACCCATTATGACTGAGCGTTATATTGGTGATAAGATGCGGGCGGGTAGTAGTTTTGCAGCGGCATGGGAAGGCTTGTTTGGCAGTTTAGAATACGAAGCAGTAATGGCCACAGAGCCGGGCACAGAGATTACCATAGACTGGAAAGATGGCGAAGAAAGTGTACACAGTGCGGCTGACGTATGGAAGATAATTTTTGATAATAATAATCCATGGATGCTTACAGCCAACGGTACTATCTTTACCTATGAAAAAGAAGCAGTTATTCCTGGACTATTAAAGCGTTGGTATGCCGAGCGTAAAGAAATGCAGGCCAAATTGAAAGAGTGTAAAAATGCAGAAGATGAAGAATATTGGGACAAGCGTCAACTTGTTAAAAAGATTAACCTCAACAGTCTCTATGGTGCTATTCTTAATCCTGGTTGTCGTTTCTTTGATAAGCGTATTGGTCAGTCCACAACTCTTACTGGTCGTGCCATTGCCAAGCACATGGATGCTTATGTAAACGAATGTATCACAGGCAAGTATGATCATGTAGGCGAAGCAATCATTTATGGTGATACCGATTCTTGTTATTTCTCAGCCTATCCTGTGTTACAAAAAGAAATAGAAGCCGGCAACATGACCTGGAGTCGTGAAATTGCTGTGCAACTGTATAACAGCATTGCTGATCAAGTTAACGATAGTTTCCCAGGCTTTATGGAACAGGCATTCCACGTTCCTAGAGAAATGGGTGATGTAATTAAAGGTGGTCGAGAGATTGTGGCCAGCAAGGGCTTGTTCATTACCAAAAAGCGTTATGCTGTCATGTATTACGACAAAGAGAACAAGCGTGTAGACACACACGGTAGCCCTGGCAAAGTAAAAGCCATGGGGCTTGATCTTAAACGCAGTGATACTCCCAAGGTTATTCAAGAGTTCCTAAGTAAGATCTTAGATGAAGTGCTGGTCGGTACCAGTCGTGAAGATATCATTGAAAAGATTCGTGAATTCAAATATATCTTTAAGGAACGTCCAGGTTGGGAGAAGGGTAGCCCCAAGCGTGTAAACAATCTAACCAAGTATGGCAAGGAAGAAGAACGACTGGGCAAAGCCAACATGCCAGGACATGTGCGAGCTGCACTGAACTGGAACAATCTACGTAGAATGAACGGTGACAAATATTCAATGCAAATTGTCGACGGCATGAAAACCATTGTATGTAAGCTCAAGAGCAATCCATTAGGTTGGACCAGCATAGGTTACCCCACAGACGAAACACATTTGCCACAATGGTTTAAAGAATTACCATTTGATGACAGTGAGATGGAAGCCACTGTGGTTGATCAGAAGCTGGACAATTTATTGGGTGTATTAGAGTGGGATTTGGCTAGTGCTACTAATACAGAAAATACTTTTCAAACATTGTTCGAGTGGTAATATGAATCTAGTAGAACTGATCCGGTTGAGTAATCACCTGTCAACGATGACAATAACAGATTTACAACAAACTACCAGTGAAAGAGCAGACTTGATCATGCATCAAGCCGACGTTCCGTTGGCCGGCGTCAATGAGTCATTTCGCCTACGATTAATAGAGAAAAATCTACTACTACAAGAATCCTTTAAAGCGTTTGAACAAGAAGTAACTGCATTAAAACACGAAGTAACCCGTCATATTGAAGAGCAAGGTAACGTATG